CCCCACTACTGGTTTTTTCTACACACGATTGCTCATGCTTATCCGGAAACCCCCAACAATGTAACAAAACGGAAATATTACGATTTTATTCACAATCTACCCCTGTTTATTCCCGTACCTGAAATGGGCGACAAATTTAGTCAATTGTTAGACAAGTATCCAGTCTCGCCTTACCTGGATACCCGTGATTCATTCATTCGCTGGGTACATTTCATCCATAACAAATACAACCTGTTATTGGGAAAGGAAGAAATCACATTGTACGAAGGAATCGACCAATATTTTAAGCAATATAAACCGAAATTCGTACAAATACACGATACAATACACAGTAGAAAGCACTACATTTATGCGGGAATCATTGTGTGTTTATTGCTTCTCATTTATGTTTTCTACAGATAGTATATCTTATGAGAATTGAATTGGTGATTCTGCTGATCACCGGGCTGGTTATTGCCAACATGTATACCGAAGGAAAATATTTGAAACTCGCACTCTCTTGGAAAAAATATTACAAAATGGCGGGGGTGGCGTTTATCGGACTGGCCCTCTGTTGGCTGTTTCGGAAAAACCCGGAACACGCCCGCACCATTTTGAATAATTCCAACGAATACATCAAATATTTACCTGTGGATAAAAATGTCACCGGCATCATGGCGCCTCTTCTCAATTTTTCGGCAAATTCGCCATATGGGGACGGCGGGCGTACCGTCCGGGGTGGTACTGCCGATATCCAGCCCCAATACAAGAATCGCCTGTTTGAATCGGGCAAAGCCACCGGACAAAAAGCGACAAAACGCTCGGTGAGTGAGACGAAGAAAAAATTTGTCGCGGCTCGCCAAAATTGGCACTGCGGGGATTGTAAAAATCAATTGTCGGCGTGGTTTGAGGTCGACCACACCGTTCGTTTAGAAAACGGTGGAAGCAACCACATTGATAATTTAGTTGCTTTGTGCCGCGAATGTCACGGGAAAAAGACGGCCATTGAAAATTTGTAACCCCGGGTTCCAGTATGTTCCCGTAAAATATTATTGTATTGTATAGTAAAATAATATTGTAATATTCAAGGTTATACATGTCAGATACCAAAGAAGAAACAGTTTATCAGACATTTGCCCGAGAATTCAACGAAAATATTATCCAAAACACAAAGAGTAAGATTGTGAATGCTCTCAAAACACCCGACCTCACACCATGTTTGATCATTTTAATTGTCATCACGATAATTCTAATCACCTTTATTTTTTTCATTTACGAATTAGCTACAAAGTTAAAAACCCTCAAAATTAATAATATCATGGACTTGTTTACTTCCGCGGATTTATTATCAGGAGCGAATTCACAAGACATTGACGATTTTAAAAAAGACTGTAAATATGTTTTTCTGGTCGTATTTATGCTCTTTTTTGCTCTGCTATGTATCATTTTAATCAATAATAAACGTAACCGCAAAACGATTATGGCGGGAATGATTGTGACGATTGGACTGCTGTTTGTAGTAATGTTTTATTACAATAACACTACTTCGGCTTACAGCAAGGCCTACACGTCCATCATGAATAAAGTATTTATCATTATAACCTTCCTAATTGCCGTCGTGGCACTTGCTCTATCTTACAAATTATTTGCCAACCGTTTACGGAATCAGCCCGGTATCATAGGGTTTGTTTTAGATCTGGTATTCCTGATTCCGTGCTTATTTAGTGATTTTGTAGATTTCTTTTTGAAGCAGTACAACATGACATCCAATACCGTGTTTGTTTTATTTATCATTGAAATATTATTGATCATCGGTTACTTGACGATTCCCAACATAATCAATGCGAGAGTAACCGCGAATTCGGTACCTTTATTGGCGAATTCCGCGTTTTTAATGGCGCCTCAAACCTTGACTACCGAAATGTTGCCTATTATCAAAATTACGAACCTGACTTCAAATGAGACGACGACCACCAGTAACACAAATTACACTCTTTCCATGTGGGTGTATTTAAATCAACAGTTACACAATTCCGGTACATTTACCAACAATATATTTAGTTATGGTTCGGACAACTATGGTGTCAAACCTCAAATATCGTATTCGAATTCGTCCAACAATCAGACATTGAAGGACATTTACCAGATAACATTTTCGGGGTTTTCTGATCCGGATCGGAATCCACATGGCCAGTCCAACAGTTTATTGTTGGAATTACCCGGTCAAAAATGGAACAATCTGGTGTTTAATTACAGTGGTTCCGACGTACAATTATACATCAACGGAAATCTGGTCCGCATATTTAAATTCGGTCCAGATCATCCGAATCCCAAGTATGATTCCTCCGACACCATAAATATAGGAGATATAAATGGCTTGGACGGAGCTATTTGTAATATTACGTACTACAACGACCCCTTGTCCGATTCCCAAATACGCATGTTGTATAAAATGCTTTCTGCGCATAATCCGCCAGTTCTCAGTTCCGTCACATCTCCGTCGTGGACCCCGTCATCGTTGTCAGTGTAATGATTTGCGTAAGTTATACGGTACGCCCCTGAAAAAATATCGAGCAATAGTATAATAGAATTATAATAATGGGAAGATCATCAAAAGTTACCGGAGGTATGAGTGGGACCGGAATTCTAATTACGATTGTATCCGTAATTGCGATTTTTGTGGTTGTTTACTACATATACGTCTACTTCTTTACTGGAGTGAATACCTTGGCAAGTGGGTCGCTCAACTTGAACTCACAGCCTCCCCCGCCACCTATTTTGGCGAATACGTTGACTAACCCGGAATCGACGAAATACGCGTACGGACTTTGGGTTTATGTGAACACCTGGGATACGACCAAGACAAAGGTAATTTTTAGCAGATATAGCGACATTATTTTATATTTAGATAAAACTACGGGAGTGCTTAATTGCGCGGTTGGCGCCGCGGGAACGCCTTTCTATACACCGGCACCCAACCCGGATACCACCTTGAACCCCGATTTCTTGTCCAGTGATTTCAAACAAAAAACGGGGAACCACATTTTTGTCACCAACAATTTCCCCCTTCAAACGTGGGTATACATTGTGGTGAATGTGAATAATACCTTGGTGGATATCTACCTGAACGGTAAAATGGTGAAAAACGTACAGATTAATCAAGTCGGTCCGGATAAAGTCTCCAATATCTTCTACGGAAACGGTTATGATGCCGTTGTCAATAAATTTATACGGTGGTCAACCCCCGTAGACCCCAACACCGTGTGGAGTTACTACACGAGTGGTAACGGTTCCAATGGTATTTCCGGAGCGTTGGGCGGTGCCTATAGTGCGCAAGTTACGGTTTCTAAGAACAATGCGGTTACAAGCCAATTCAAATTATTTTAGGACACCATCCTTATATAGCAGCTTTGGTATAGCATTTTATTATACTATAATAAAATGCCATAATAATATATTAGTATAATATAATCATAATATGAGTGAAAATAATATTTCACAGCAAATTTCTAATAATGTAAGTGAATTAGGCAAAAATATCAATGAAGGAACCAAAGCAGTCGCCGAAGGATTTAGCAACGTACGCGATAGTGTGAATTCAACCGTACAAGACTTTTCCGAAGATGTTTCCGAAAACGCCTCCGGGGCCTTTTCCGCTTCCAACGGTATCATTGCCAAATTCGTATTTTTAATTTTAGTGTTGATTGTATTTTTAATCTTGATGAAGGCCGGTAGTGTATTGATTTCATATATGTTACAACCTTCTTCTAATCCCTACTTGATATCCACTATGATCGCAGGTAACGATAATCGTGTTATTTCGCAAGATCCCACCAAAGCCGGTTCCGTACAAATCGTTCGCTCTAACAACCAATCCACTGGTATGGAATTCACTTGGTCAACCTGGTTATTTATAGATTCGATTAATGATGACAGATATTACCATGTTTTCACCAAGGGTGGTAATAATAAATTTGATGATAATGGTATCATGTTAGTAAACAACGGTCCGGGGGTGTACATCAAAGGTTTTACTGACGCGAATAAGAATAATACCTGTAAACTACATGTGGTCATGAATACTGCTACGTCTACGCCCACGAGTGATATTACGACCATTTCCGAGACCGTGGATGTGAATAATATTCCCATGAAGAGTTGGGTCAATATCATCATTCGTTTACAGAACAAGATCATGGACGTCTACATCAACGGCGTTATCGCGAAACGCACGGCATTCAACAATGTCCCTATACAAAATTACGACGACGTATATGTCTGCCATAATAAGGGTTTCAGCGGTAAACTATCGAGTTTAAGATACTTTAATCACGCCCTCAATGTGTTTGAAATCAACAATGTTGTTTCCAGAGGGCCAAATTTGACATTCAACACGGGTTCCAATTACGTACAAAACTACTTGTCCAGCATGTGGTATACTAGCGCATAAATTTCCTCCACTACGAGAAAATAATCCAAAGATATGTATCTACAGGATATATAGATACATGTCAACGAATGACCAAAATAATATATGTGCCGTTGTTGCGCAAAGACAGCGGTTTCTATCTTTACTCCCTCCCCCGCCCAGGTACACACCTCAATCATTTTATCCGCAATTTACGAAACCACAACTGGATATGCGCAGGAAAGCCGAAATATTACAGTATACCAAAAATACTACCCAGGTATCGAAATTAACCAAGAGTCAGCGTTTTTCACAATTGGTCAATGCGACCAATAAGTCGTCCATCATTTGTCAGAAAAATTACAATGTGCTCACCCCGTCTTCGTCGTGCGATGTACCCGGTCCGCTCGTTTATCTCAAATATGATCCCACTGTGCCGCTGTATAACTATGCCACAAACCAAGACGCTTATGCGGACTTTACCAAAACGCCGCCGCCCACCTTGTGGGTCCCCCATTTTACCACGGGATCGCTCGTCGCCGTAAACAAGGTGGAAACGTTGTTGTTCACCCTTACCGTACAGGACGTGGAACAGCCCCAATATGTCTTCAATTTAAATGTACCGATTGGTATTTCCGTGTCTGGGGTGGGTACGGGTGTTCCGGCCACGGGTAATATTACGATTTCACGCGCGACACTGAATGTCTATTTTTACGGTTCCACGACAACAACACCTTATTATACGCGTACTTACGATTCCACGATTATAGGTACGGCGCACCCACCCCTCATGGATATCTCCTGTTCATTTGTTACACAGAATAATATTGCGCCTTTCAGTGGTAGTCAGTACATGGGTAACTTGTACTTTCCCGGGATTACGCTGAGTACCGAATATGGATTTGTCTACGATTTCAAGCTTACTTTTACGGTAAATAACAATACTACTGCCACGAACCAAAGCCGGCTCGCCAATTTTTCTTATGGTTCCTACATGAATTTCCCCGCGTATGACACTTCGGGAAACAATTGTACGGTTACGCCGCAGAATCCGTCGGTATTTGGCAATTATTTGCCGTTTACCTTTGCGACTTCAACACATTGATTTTCTGGCAGTCTGGCTTTTCACATAATACTGGATAACATCGTTTTTCCATTCAATGTTATCGGGTATTTGCTCCAAATCAAACACCAATTCGTCGATATTATTCAATGCCCAAAAACAAATTCCTTCCAATCCCAGCCACAAATCCAAGGCCTGGTCCACTTCTGTGTCGTTTTTATGTAGAATCACCCTATCCAATAAAAAATGGGGAAAATGGACATACACCGGATGAATGGCCGACGGAATAAACACCCGATTTGTGAATAATTCCGGACTGTATTTTTTAATCAAATAAATGAAGTGATTTATATATACCATGGTGATATTGTAGATCTTTTTGATTTCATCGTAAGAAACACCCGGTTTGTCCTCACCATTCAAATATTGTTTAATAGTGGTAAAATTGTTGAGGATGGTTTTGTTCACGATATAATGGTTTGCGGTATTCCCCGACGAAACAACAAGAAAATCGTCTAATTTCGCGTGTAATTTTTCTTTTTTATCACACCACGTTGCGTATTTCTCCAAGAGGGCTGTACGAGACGTGTTATCCCGTTCGGCCCGCTCCGTGGACCGGATTCTGCTCGGCCTTCCGTTCAATCGCGACGTAGAAAAATGTTTCAGCTCCGGCGATAACATGGTGTTGTACAAAAAATGGCGCATCTTCTCCTCGTTTTGAATGTTTTCTTTTGCGGACAATTCCGTTTGCAACGCCCGGTACTGGTAATCGGGCAACATGGGTGACAAATAACTGCCCCCCCTTACATTATCCACACCATAACTCATCATATATTTTTTCACCGTCTTGTCGATTTCGAGAACATCGGTTACCCAAGTCGTTTCGACAATTTGTGCGGGCCGGTAAATTCTTGGAAATTCGAATAAATTTTCAATCTCCATTTTGATCACTTCATCGACGTGTTTGTCTACGTTTTCTCCGTAATCAAACATGGTGTTGTCGAAATACTCGGCCGTGTCGGTAGAATACACAAAATACTTGTTTTGTTCCAGTAATATGACGTATATCGTTTTACTCATAAAATGATATACTTACAACTATTTACCGCTTTATGTTATTATTGTTGGTATAATATTTGGGGGAATAAAACCCCGTATTGGGTGTAATACCCGGTTTTAACCGGGGGAGTATTCGTGGTCAAGGTCGGATTCAAGCACATTTGTTGTGTGGGGAACACCTGTCCCGACATACATTTGTTCGCATCGTCCACTTCGACACAACCCTTGCGTTTCTCATATTCTCCCGCCAAACACCATTGCGATTTGCTGCTAGATATCGGTTTTTGTACGGGATTGGCGGCAGTATCCGCTTCTGGACTCGGGGGCGGTTTAATTGGTGAAGGTGTAGCCAGGTGGACGGGCGCGGGTACGGGAGCAACTATATGGGCAGGTGCCGGAGCAGCCATATGGACGGGTGCGGGTGCGGGAGCGGGAGTGGACACTTTATCGTGGATGACCACCGCGGGTGCGGGGGTAGGAACGTAAATTATGGTGGGTTGGGGTTTCGGTTGCGGGGTCGGGTGCATACTCAACGCATTTCCAATCGCATCCAATACCACGGCCGGATACGTTTTCGCCGCCGGGGGTAATTTCGGTATATCTTGTTTGTCCACCGCTCCCAACAATAAATTACCCACATCATGCGCCGTACCATCCGCAACCTCTATTCCGAAATGGGAGACGTTGGCGGCTAAATCGGACGTGGTATTGATAATATTTCCCGACGCATACCCAAAAAGGGAAAACAGTGGTTGTAAAAAATATACAATATATTGAATAATCACTCCCAACACTAGGAAAATATTTATTCCTAAAACCGAGAGAACCAATATTACGATCAATAATAATATGAGGAAATCTTTGTACTCATAGGACATGGAATTATTTGATGAAATATTTGTTGTTGTTGTTCCACTATCCATATTAGGTTATATAATAGTAAAATATTTCTTTCTTACATGCCGAATATGAGAACATTGTGCCCATATTCGTTTATTACAAACCTTTTTAATATCCGTGAATTGTAATAAACTACTATGCCTGCCTTTAATTTCATGGAGACATTTTTCTTTCTGAGTTTAGGAATTACGTTTGTTTTATTGCTCTTGCTGGTTTACCACTTCAAGCAACGCATCGCCAAAACGGAGGAGAAGGTCGACACCTTGTTTGATATTATTCAGAGTTTAGCCAAGGAAACCTCCGATTTACGGTCACATGTTACGGTTTTAATGCACCGACAGCCCGTATTTGCTGGAAATCCGATGTTCTCCCCGTTCCACATGATGGATCATGAGATGGATGACAACGAGGAAAACGTGAATATTCAGATTCAAGAGTTGGATTTAGGCGAAGAGAATGGTGTTAACAACTTGGGGGACATTATGGATATTACAGATGATATTGAGGATGAGGATGAGGATGAGGACGATGAGGACGATGAGGACGATGAGGACGAGGATGACGATGAGGACGAGGACGAGGATGACGATGAGGACGAGGACGAGGATGACGATGAGGATGTAGTTGAACCGCCGTTTGTTAAAATTAAAATAGAAGACGACGATGTACCGGATAACAATCAAACCGATCATGTCGAGGACCTTCATTTGGATGAGGAACCAGACGCGCTTCTGGAGGCAGCACGAACGGAACTGGAGGGCGATGGTAACACGTCCGTCATCGAAGAGCGTACGTCTGAGGAAATGGATTCTTACAAAAAAATGAACCTGAACGTCCTGAAACAATTGGTAGTATCCAAGGGTTTAGTAAAAGACGCTTCCAAGTTGAAGAAGAATGATATTCTCAAGCTCTTATCCTGAAGATAAAAAACAGTTACACCCTTTCCTACGGGCAAATGAATTAAAACGTACCCAAAGGGTGCGGATGTAAATCTTCATCAGTGTAAAATATTACATAATTATATAAGTAAAGCCAATGTCCTTTGTCATTGAACCGTCAGTTTCCACATATCGTCCCAATAAAACCGTCGACAGTTCTCTCTTACCCCCCAATTATTTAACCTACGAGAATGAGTCCGCCGCATTTTTCAAAACCGTTGCTCCGTGGTATCAACCCGGGGGAGAAGAAAATCAGGCGCTCCTACACACGTACGGTATTACCACAAACCAACAATACCGTAAATACATGACTTCTCACAGTGAAAGTGTTAAAAAATTCAATACCCAGGCGTTTCAATCCACCACGAAATAATCATTCAAGGCGTAAGGACATAATAAATATGTTGTTAACTACAATATATTTGTAGGAAAATACCCAATGTTATCTGGTTCTCCACGGAAAGTGGTCAGTTTTGATGTAGGGATCAAAAACATGGCCTACTGTGTTTTCATCGAAAAGGATAACAATTACGAAATTTTGGACTGGAACGTGGTCGATTTGATTGGGGTGCCCCCACCCATAAATAAAACGTGCGGGGTCGTGTTGAAAAACAAAAATACGTGTGGTAAAAAGGCCAAATTTACGTCACCGGACCAGTGTTTTTGCGACAAGCATGCCAAAGAAAATACGCTGTTTTTGCTGCCAACCCGCGAACGTTCTCAGAAATACATCAAAAAATTAAAATTGGGCGAATTACACACCGTCATTGTCAAGGACGCCATCCCCGAAATATCCTTGTCGGACAAACGCGCCGGTCTCATTGACAAAATACTCGCTTACTACGCCGCCAGATGTCTGGTCCCCCTGAACTATACCACAAAACGCGCAGATGACTGTAGCATCATTACCATCGGTAAGAACATCAAAGAGATGTTTAACGCTATACCGGCCATGGACGATGTCACACATGTTCTCATCGAGAACCAAATATCCACGATTGCTTCGCGCATGTCCATCATTCAGGGATTACTGGCCCAGTACTTTATCATGAAACAGGACCGCGATTTTGTGTTGGAATTCATTTCCTCTAAGAATAAACTGAAGAATTTCGACGGTAAAACCCTCCCTACCAAGGCCACCACGGCCTCGCAAAAGTACCGGCAGCACAAGACAGATTCCATCCTATACACCAGGCAATTGTTGGAAACATACACCGGATTTCGGTCCTGGTTACCGGTTCTCGATACTCCCAAAAAGGATGATCTAGCCGATTGTTTTCTTCAAGGAATGTGGTATCTACAAAAGGAAAAGGACGGATAAATATTGTTGTCGCGGAGAACTTAAAAATAAAAACTGTAGTACTATAATAATATTATGGAAACCATCGACTTGAACTTAGATAATTTGGAACCAATCAACATTGATTTCGGGGAGCCGTCTTCCTCCCAACGAACGGTCAATTTCGGGTCCGGAATTGAATTGTTGATCAACGACAAAAACCGCAGTTCCAATCATGCTACGACGATTGACATGAAGGATTTAGACAATTTGGAGAACGAGCTGAATAACTTGTCGGATGGTGTGGACAGCGCGGCCGCCGCCGCCGGAAAAAGTGGTAGCGGCGGTGGTAGTGGTACAGGCGAAAGCAAAGTCTTTGGTGGGTTTTCCAATTTCTTTGGCGGGTTTGGCGGCGCAAAGAAGGACGAATCCGTGAAAATTATTACGGAAGACGATGCCACCGATTCGCGGGTGGGGCAGGCGACAGCGGATTCCATGAGTGGCAACACCAAAACGTGGGACGGTTACAGCAAGGTGAGCGACGTTCCGCCGCGAACGACTTCCTCCTCGTCTGCGCATTTGTCCGATCGCGAGAAGCGCAGAAAAAAACGCACCATGATCCGCCATTTGGAAGAATGGTACGAAAAGGGGATCATCAAAACGTCGTCGCGCTTCACTATGGATTCGAATTACGATGAAGTGGAGGACGAATACGAGGGCGCATTGGAAGACAAACGCAAGCGCGACGCCGTGAAACTACAGCAAAATTGGATGATTACTGCCATCAACACCATCGAGTACGGCAATTCCATGTTCAACCCCTTTGATATCAATTTGGATGGGTGGGGCGAATCGGTCAGTGAGGACATTGACAGTTACAGCGATATTTTTGAGCAACTCCACGAGAAGTACAAGGGGGGTAAGATGAGCCCTGAATTGGCACTGCTCTTGAAGTTGGGGTTCAGTGCGAGTGTCATTCATTTCAGCAACAAGGCTCTCTCCAATGCCGCACCGGGTGTGAGTGAAATCATGCGTCAGAGTCCCGAGCTCATGCGTATGTTTACCAATGCGACGGTGGATTCCATGAAACAGCAGGCGCCGGGCATGTCATTTGCGAGTGAGCTGTTGAATAACAACCGTCCTGGGCCCATGACGGGGGCGCCCCCGGCACCGGTCGAGACGCGTAACCAGTCGGCACCTCCTGCTAGCGCGCGGCCGGGCATGCAGTTCACCGCCCAAGACGGTGCGCCTTACAGTAACCGTCCCGACATTGCCATGGGACGCGGCGCCATGTTCCGCGAGGGAGGAGTAGAAATGAACAGCGGTTACCAGAACGTGAATGCGCCGTCGCAGACTACCATGCCCCCGCCACAACCGTCCCAGCCGTCGGCGACCCAGCAACAAATGGCCAGTCAACCGCGTCCCGAAATGTCGGGGCCCAAGATGACGGACATTGACAACATTTTGTCGGGGTTGAAAACGAAAACGGTGGATATTCACCAGGAACCTACCCAGGAATTCAACGAGAACGATTCCATGATTAGCATTTCGAGCCTGAAAGATTTACAAAATTCTACCATGCCCAAGCGGACGAATCGCCGCAAGCCCCGGTCGGATCGCAATGTGATTTCCTTGGACATTTAATGTGCCGATCATGGACATTTAATGTGCCGATCATGGACATTTAATGTGCCGATCATGGACATTTAATGTGCCGATCCTGGACATTTAATGTGACAAAAAAAACTCTGCTTAGTTTACTACATTTACACCGAAAATCCACAAAATTACCTTGACTAACAGGAGGGTGATTATCAAATTCAAAACAACATGTGCGGTGTTTTGAATATATCTTAGAATACGCCGGGGACCAATCGCATACAAACTACTGAGACACCACCACATAGACAATAAAGACAGAATTTTGGGCACATCTTTGGCGATTTTTTTATGCGCATGTTCCATATCTAACAACGCCGAATCCTTCAACCATTTTTGGACTTCAGGAACACTGGCATTGTCTCGTAATTCCCACATGGTGTTGGTTGCCCTACTTTTATAATTTACACTCAAAAAATCAATTTTTCAAGTACGATTGGTAATTATGACAGGAATCGTGTGACATTATACTCCTTCCATAATTCCAAATGACGCGTGCGTACTATGTCCACCATCTCTTCGGGCTTCAGCACATGATTTTTCTTCAACAGTTGCGAACATTCCACAATGAAATCCTTGGATTTCACCAAAATCTCCAGGGCGGCATCGTTGGCCTTGACCAACAAATAATTGACTTCTTGATCAATCAAAAACTTGGACTGATCGCTCAAATCGGGGTAAATGTTTTGTTTCCCCATCCCATACTGTATAATCATATTTTGCGCCAACTTGTACGCTTCGTCCAAGTCCTTACGGGCGCCCGTAGTAACCGAATATCCGAAAAACAACTCCTCTGCGATACGTCCGCCCAACAGCACCATCAGATGGGAAAACAATCCCTCTTTGGTGTAAATATTGATGTTTTCGTCGTTACTCTCGAAAATAGTGTACCCCGGAGTTTTGGGCGACCACAAATTCAACGCAATCTTGGTCAAACGGGGATGGGCTTCGGAAAAAAATCCGACCACAGCGTGTCCCATCTCGTGAATCACAATGCGCTGAATAATGTCGTCGGAATACTTGGATTCGGTGGATTGCCACCCTGCCAAAATACGGTTGGCAATATACTCCAGATCGTCCATGGTAATCATTTCACGGTTTTCGCGCAAAGCACACAACATGGCCTCATTCAACAAATTCTCGATTTGCGCCCCCGAAAACCCCCCGGTCATCTCCACCAACGAATCCAGCGAAACGTGCCGAGAAATGGGTTTTCCGTTCAAATGAATGTGGATGATGGCCCGGCGGGTTTCCGTGTCTGGATTACCAATGAAAATATTTTTGTCCATGCGACCCGGTCGCACGAGTGCCGTGTCCAATAGATCCATACGGTTAGTCGCACCAATGACAAAAATACCGTTGGAATGCTTGAACCCGTCCAGATTGATCAACAGCTGGTTCAGTGTCTGATCCTTCTCTGAATTGGAACTCACCATGTCGTTACCACGTTTGCGGGCCAACGCATCAATCTCGTCAATGAAAATAATACACGGCTTGTTTTCTTCGGCCAGTTTGAACAACTCGCGCACACGCGCGGCACCGACCCCCACATATTTCTCGGAAAATTCGCTACCCGAAACCGGAATAAACGACACATTGAGTTCCCCGCTGAACCCTTTGGCCATCAGGGTTTTACCGTTGCCGGGAGGACCCTCGAAAATGATGCCTTTGGGGGTACGCACATTGTACTTGCGGTACTTTTCGTAATTCATCAGGATATCGGCCGTTTGAAGGAGCTCCTTTTTGATTTTATCGTACCCGCCTACATCATCAAACGTGTACGACGATTGCTTGATGATTTGGAAATTGCCGTCTCCGCCGAATTCATCGGCGTCTTTCCGACCCATTCCTTGAGGTGCCCCGTTCCCCCGTGAGGGTATGCTGAACATATGCGGATTTTTGTAGCGAAACACGCCCATTTGATCAATAAATCCGAATTCCGACTGTTTATTCTCGTGGTGTCCTTCGGATTCTTCGTTGCGCTCCATGCGGTCCAACGTGTCCAGTTGGCGTTTGAACTCCTCAAACACCTCCATATCAATGTCTAGGTTTCCGGTACCCTTTTCCGTCCGTGCCGCATCCGGTTGTGACTCCTTTGCCTCTTTGAGGCCCCATCCCTGTACATCTATGGCGTCCTTGAGCGTCTGATCTTCATACTGCCGCATAAATTCATTATTAATATTTTCCAAGAGCTCCGTCACATTCATAAAGGGGCGATTCGTGTATTTGTTTTTGTAGGGCGAATATCTGCTGTTTTTCAGGTAAAACAGTTTCTCCAATTTTTCCAGATTATTTTTGTCTAAATGACTGTAATCTTTCTTCGGAAAACTGGGAATTTTACCCGTAAATGCGTCATTCATTGCCAACCCACATAACCACAATAAAATCGCCGCGATCATGCTAAATTATGTATGTAAACACACATTACGTTCTATATGATTTTGTTAAAATAACAAAATTATATTGGATTTATATTGGATTTACATTTCGGGTTTCTCCAATAACTCGGCCTCCGGTGATTCCATCCCAGTGACGGCATCACCTCCGCGTCTCTTGCGCATGGATTTGCGCATCGACTTGCGCATGGTCTTGCGTTTACCCATTTTCTTGGCAGATGCCGTACCGCGGTTCTTCCACGCGGCCGCGGCCTTCTTCATCGCGTCGCCCAACTTCGCATTCTTCATGGTTTTCTTCATTTCCACGTAATGCTTCTTCACAAAATCCGTCCACTTGCTCATTATATATTATACGCACATTTTTTGGTGGGTTCGAGAATGGGCGGGGGGGGGGGGGAGACCCCAAGGTTTATTTCATGGCGGTTCTGTACATTTCCAGCGATTTTTCGCGTTGTTCTCCGAATACTACAATGGGTTTGGGGTAATCTATCTTGGGGTATGTTTTATGGGAACTGTCCCATTGGTGAATGTCGGCGATATTTACTGAGTGTAGTTCGGGTACCCATTTCCGTATAAACGCGCCGTCGGGATCGTGGGTTTTTGACTGAATCCAGGGATTAAATGTTCTAAAATAGGGCATCGAGTCTACCCCGGTTCCCGCGATCCACTGCCAGTTTCCGTTGTTGGACGCCACATCATAATCCACCAGTTTTTTTGCGAAATACATTTCTCCCCAGCGCCAGTCGATGAGCAGCGTTTTCACTAAAAAACAGGACACGATGAGTCGTCCCCGGTTATGCATCCATCCCGTTGTATTCAGTTGTCGCATACAGGCATCTACGACGGGGAACCCCGTTTCGCCGCGGCACCATTTTTCGAAATATACCCGGTTCTTACTCCACCGAATACCTTTGGGATTGTTTTTACGGTAATTGACCCCTTCGGGATAAGCATAGAGCGCATGGGCGTAAAAATCACGCCAAATAAGCTGCCGCAGTATTTCACTGCGTTTTCCAAAGTGCCTGACAAAAAAACTGTACACCTCCCGAACAGAAATACAGCCGAATTTCAAATAGGCGGACAGTAAACTCGTTTCTTTGCGCAACTCGTTGCGGGTATTTTCATAGTGTTTTTGGGTGGTTTTCATCGTATTCAACTGTTTTATACCCAGGGTTCTCCCCCCGTGAACCAGGGGTTCTCCGATTTCCACGTTATTCAGAAAACGGTGCCGGGCTTCTGGTAACAAAATGCCATAGGCCACGTTACGCGGTAATCCCAGGAAATGGACCGTAGGCATTTTCCGGGGAGGTTTTACGTCCATCTGGAGAACCTGTTGATAAAAGGGGGTGAATTTATGGTAGGCATTCCCGCTGCCGTTCACCACGTCGCCGGGAGTATACAAATAGTAATCCTCGTACATCTGGCACGCCACGTTGTTTTTATGACACAGGTTCTCCAATTCTTGGTCGCGCTGGATCGCATAAGGCGTGTAATCCCGGTTAAACAACACGCATTGAATGTCAACTTTTTTTATTATTTCTTGGAGAACCTGGCCGTTTTTACCGTAAAATAGGGCCAATTTACCCCCCCGTTTTTCCAGGTTCTCCGCCAGCTCTTTCAAACTCTCCATCATAAACTGGATCGCAGGTAGCGATTTGTAGGGGTTGTGGGAACCCACCTGCTCGGGGGTGAATATGAAGCATGTAAAGACGTTTTTACACTGACGGGCGGCCTCGATCAACCCCACGTTATCTTCTAGGCGCAAATCGCGGCGGAATATAAACAGGCCATTCTCATACTGTTTCATTCCAATGCCTGCTAGCACCCTATACACATTCCGTAGGATTTTTATTCACAGAACCTCCTGTCAATGACCGGGGCAGTTTCCTCAAAAATGTATGGGGGTGTAATTGACCACATTGGTAACAATCCACGTTCCTAAAATGGTCCACATGGATTCAATGTTCGTGGAAAACTGCTGTATGGACCACCGCAGCGCCCTGCAGTGGGGGGTCGTGACAATGAACGGGGATACAAAAAATCCGTACCATCCTGCCGGGGTACAATACCAGGCGTAAGCATGCGCACTGTAATAATGAAGTATTACAATGGTTACATAAATGCCCACCAAAGGCAGCGAATAATACAGTAATTTCAGGGGTTCTATTCCACGAATATCCATGGAAATAAATACAATTATTTATTTAATTGTGTTTTTGAGGTATTTTACAATATTCTATTTCTAAGTTTCATAAAAAATTCCGAAAAAAAGTATTTTGAAATTTTTGAAATTGGACATTTTTAAAATGTCCATTTTTGAAAAAAGCTGGGGGACTTTTATTTTTCACTTTTTTGGGGTTTTTGAAAATGAGTTTGTGAGCATAATGGTAAGAATGCCAAAAAAATAATTCTCAAACATGCTGTGAAGAAATTAGTACGCAACTATTCTTAAAAAGCGCCAAATTGGCGTTTTTTCTCCACGTTTAGAGAAAAAAAGTCCGTTTGGCGTAGCATAAATTGTTTTCCAGGTGTTCCGAAAAATCTTTGTTAGCATATTTGGTGCGTCCGTGGAACAACCATATACATGTAAAAGTGGAGAAAAAGCGCCAAAAAATGGAGAAAAAGCGCCAAATTTGACCTGGCCGCCATAAAATGTCCAAAAATGGTTGGCGGGGTCTGTAAAAAGAATTCGAACGTACATATTCTTAAAAAGGGGGCACGGAGGGAGAACGACGCTTTTTATATGTTTATTCTCTATATTAGAGAAAAGGCGCCAATATTTAGAGAAAAAAATGGAAAAAAGCGTCAGCATAAAAACCAATAAATCATATACATGTATTTATTGTGAGCATTCATGGTCACGCAACCGAGATTTTGAAAGGCACTTAAATACCGTCAAACACGAGAAAAAGCGCCAAGAAGCGGAGAAAAAGCGCCAAATGGAGTTACAAGAGAATGCTATCCAAGCGGCGAACCATTCCAAGGTAAATAACCCAACCCAGGAGAAAACCATGAAGACCCTTTTTTGCTGTGAATCCTGTAAATTTACGACTGAGGATAAGAAGGAATCGCTGTTACATTTGAAATCGGGAGAACATATTAAAATAACTACAGTATCCGAAATTACGATCAAATATGTGTGTAGTAAATGCGACAAATATTACGACAATTACAAGAGCTGTTGGGGACATTCCCGCAGATGTAAACTACCCGAACCTGTCCTTCAAGAAGAACAAGAAGAACCCGGCCCGACCATCAACACGAATTCGAACATTGATATTGAGGCCATCAAAAAAGAGGTTTATGAGAACGTGGTAATAAAAATGCTGGAGAACAACACCAATATCATGGAAAAGGTGGTGGAAAAGGTCACCGAAAGTGCGGGACAAATGCTGGAAATCGCCAATACGATGAAAGACAGCGTAGATTTGGTCGCACACCAACCACCGCAAACCAATTTGGTCGCCAATATTCAAAACAATATTCAAACAAATATACAAAACACGGACAACAGCATCACCCACAATCACTGTACCGTCAATGTGTTTCTGAACGAGAAATGTAAAGACGCCATGAATATTTTCGATTTCATCAGCAACATGAACATCACCTTTGATCACCTGTATCACCAGGCCGACAACGGATTCCAAAAAGGACTCACCAAGATTCTGTTGGACAATCTGAAACTCCTGAGCATTTATAACCGCCCCATTCATTTTACCGACCTTAAGCGGGAAATCATGTATATCAAAGACAACGACGAGTGGACCAAGCACGAGGACAAGGAAAAGCTCGTGGAAGCCTTGGAATGGACCGCGAAACAAGGTATCAACTGTTTTGTCGATTGGCGGGAAGCGACCGCGGCCGAAAACGAAGACCTGGACAGCCCCACTGGGCAGATGTGGATGAAATTGATGCAGACAGTGGTCCAACCTTACACCGAACGCATGAAAGCTTATCCCAAAATCATGAAGGAAATAGCGCGGAATGTACACTTGCGCAAAGAGGACCAGGCCTAATGCGGTAATTTATATGTATAATATATAATATATTAGGCGTATATATTAGGCACATATGAGTTTTTCGAGTAAAAATATTAGCCATTACGGCGACATTGCCGCCATTCCCTTTTTCGCGCTCCTGTGCTACTATTTTTACATGATTGAACTAAAAACCCCCCTGGAGAACGTGCTGATGTTATTCTGCTTCGCAGGATTCGTATTGGACTGCTTTTTTACGGCGCAATTCTTGCGTAAAACAACATAAAGATTACAAAATAACTGATTGTATATTTATTTTGCAATATGGCAGGGTTATGTTTCAACACCATTAAATATTGGATAAACGCGATGGGAATCACGGTCAGCATGTCGCTCATAGGTACATATTCAAATGCGTACGTTTATATTCACCAAAAAATCTCAAATTTTTATTATTCAAACAAGGAAATCAACGGCATCTGTAATTACGTATTCGAGTGGACGCATCCCGTCTTGGAATGGGCACGTTTTCAAAAAATGGAGCCGTTCTATGATCCGTGGTGCTCCTTATTCAAGGGAAACGAATATTACATAAATTTGAATAAAACGGAACACAGCTTACCCTTTTTCAAAGGCGGTCACGGCCCCCACGAAAAATACGGATGGCCAATGAAGAAGCACCCGCTGTTCTGTTTGAACCCCCTCGAATTGAAAACCGACGAGCAAAGGTGCGTTTTGCTTCAAAACATGATCCACAGTATTCGGGACATGTGGGCGTCGCCAGAGTCCTGTTTGATCACGGTAAAAATGAAGCATCAATACATTTCCAGAATAACCAACGACAGAAACACCCCCCCAGTTTCGCTGGCAAAGACCCGCAAACATTTATTGTGCGTAGAATACACGCATCCGGAAATGAAGAATTCATTGTATTTAGACATTCAACCTGGATATTACACCGAGGGCAACGAGGTGTTTTCCGATTTATTTGTGGAACGGTGTCTGAAGTACCAAAAATTGCCCTACGTATTTGATTCAAACTACAATTTGAAGATCATGGATTGTATGATGCGTACCGTCGAATTGCGCAACAACGAATATTTGATTTTAGACAAGAACGATTACAAGATATGTCACATGGAGACCATCAAATAATTTCGTGTAATAATATATAATGGATAACAATGGCTGGAATGAAGAAATAAAATTAACACTCGAAGAAGAAAAATTTTTAAAAAAGGTCGTTGAAGAATCGAAACGCGCCGAATCTAGAGAGAAACTATTAAAAACGTTGAAGAATTCCGCGGTCAATGTATTGGTGTATTTAAAACCGAAATTAACCAAATTACAGCATACCATCCACGACAGCATCATGGCCATGACCCAGCCGCGTCTCACGGAAGATATCTCCATACAAGAGAAAAACGGCAAAACACTGGTGAACATTGAAGTGGCAATATTCGACCATGCTCATAATCATTTTGTAGATCACGAAGTTACGGTACCCAATATTTTGGACTATATCAAACTGAACGGTGAGTTTATTGGAAAAGAAATCGACCGCGCGTTTACCATATTTTATGGATTACAGGGAAAACCGATATCACCGCGCACGGACAACCAAAAAATCATGTATATCATTGAAACCCTGTGTTCAGAGATTGTGGATTATACGGACGACAATTATATACTCGAAGATTTGGAAGACGCGATCGACGAATGTTTACACAATGAAGAGTCCGACGTTGCGCCTATGGGTGAAGTACCCATGGGTCCAAAATCGAGAGCCGTCAAGTCCCGCAATAAATTAGTACATAAACCCGATACCAAAACGTGGTATTTGGTAGATAACAAAACGGGCAAGAAAACACGCATCACAAAGGCAAGATATTTAAAAGCTTTATCCAAAAAAACCAAGTCCAAGACCGTACGTTCGTCAACCAAGGGAGGCACAACGAAGAAAAATAAAAAATAAAATCCACATAAAGTTCTCGTGTATTAAATATATACGGGAGTATAAATGACGGATACGCCGAGTATTCCGACCCAATGCCACCACTTGCTTGGTAAATGGGATTTATATTACCATTTACCACACGACAAAAACTGGGATCTCTCCAGTTATAAGATCATTGCGAGTGAAATCGATACGATGGAGACGGTTATTGCGCTGAATGAAACTGTCCCCGAATCGATTGTTAAATACGCGATGCTTTTTATAATGCGAACTGGCATAACCCCCCAGTGGGAGGATCCTAGGAACCGCACAGGGGGTGCTTTCTCATTCAAAGTGATCAACCGACAGGTTCACGAAGTTTGGAAAACGCTCTTTTATGCGCTATGTGGCGAAACACTTTTCGACGATGAAGATATAAATAAACATGTCACCGGCATTACCGTCTCTCCCAAAAAAAATTTCTGTATTATAAAAATCTGGCTGGATACTTGTCAATATCAGGACCCCAATGTCTTGATAGATATTACTAATTTACAAAAACAGGGCTGTCTGTTTAAAAAACACGAGCCCGAATTCTAAATCGTGAAATATCCCAAACCACCAGAAATACAAAATATCCCTATATTTTATCTGTGGATGCAACATAAAAATACGTATGTATTATTTAAAACAACATTAAATTCACCAAATTATACGAGCAACTGTTTCGAACCGATTTCATACAGTCTACCACAAGGCAATCCACGAAACTACGAGCACATTATATCCAACCCTCCGAATACTCTGAATACGTCTAATATTGTAACCCCACTATTACATTTTTCGCCCATCAAATCGCCCGTGTTCAAAAATTTGTCCATTTCTGACGAAAAAACACACAACAATCTGGAAGCATCGAATGTATTCCACAAGACCATCGCAAATTACAATTTAGAAGATGAATTTAGGGGTAAATTGAATTTTTCAAACTACGACAATAAAAAAACGAAATCCGGTAAGAATCGTGTCAAATTCGATCCCGTTTGTAATAAAATCATCATCATACAGGGGTTGTCGTTTTACAACGACAACAATATCAAGAAAGACGTGTGGTGGACCTTTGCCGAACTCAACGCTATGCGTAGTTTGTTAACGACGGAAGTTAACCGCATGAGAATGGCAAATCCCAACTGGTCAATTCAGCAGTGTATCCGCGAAATTTGTAAGAAATAATATTTTATGTGACATCAAAAATATTATTTTAGCTCGGCGGTAGGGGTGCCACACAATTCAAAATACTCCCCAGCGAAGCCACGTCGTATTTCACGATCAGGGGCAGGTCGTTCTCCAAATACATTTCCAAATGACTACACAAGGGGGTACATTTGATGAAATGGCTCAAACTCTTCAGCGAAAACTCGCCCTGTACCACTACAGTCGCGTCGGGTTTCTGGATGAATTCCATGTTTCCCACCGCCTCGGACCGCATGATCCGTGAACTCGCGAAGTTGCCCTCGCAGGAAAAAATGAGATCGCTGCCCACCGACTTGATTTCAATGCGGTCCGAAATACCGTTCAAGTCGCGAATGATCTTCTGGAAATCCGTGGTGGGCATGTTGATGGCCGTAGTGTATTCCACATCGGGCACCTCCAACTCTTCCGTATCGGGATCAATCAGGCGCAATTTCTGATTGTAGCACTGTTTGATGTCCCCGTTATCGTACTGCAGGCCCAGGTGCGATACCACCCCGTCGTGATAATCGTTCTTATCAATGTACATGGAAAGGGTGTCGTCGTTCGACATGGTGGAAATAACCTTGAACAGGTGGAGGGTGTTGGTACACACAATAATTTTGTCGGGTTCGCAGTAGTAGTGCTCGAATTTATCGGCGTGTAACATGACATTGACCAATATGGTGTGAGTTTTATCGAAATTGATGATTTTCATACCTTCTTTGGTAAAAGTGATAGTAGCATCTGTAAGAATATCTTTAATGGCGGTAATCATATTACGTATAGGCTGTATTTGAACTGTTTTCAATAACAAAACAACATTGTTTTCGTCCATGGTTTTCTTTACCATAAAGTTCCTTACAACTTTATATTCTTTTGAAGACAATAAGATTATTTATGTAATTTTTCCGTTCGAATGTAGAATGCATCACCCCACCCATGAGAACTACGTCCACCATCCTCTGAGTACCAAGCCGTTTCTGTACGAATAAAACCAAATGCCATTAAATAACTGTCTATTTCATTTACAATAGCACATTTTTCATATACATATTCGGAATTTACTTCAGTATAGATGTAGTCGACCTTGGACAAATATTCTTCCATGCCCTTGAGGGCTTTCAACTCCGCGCCTTGAATATCGAGATTTAAAAAGTTGTAGGAAATATCGTAGTTGTAGATGAAATCCGTGAGCAATTTTGTTTCAGTTGTAAAGCTAGTATTGTAAACAATACTTGGATATCTTTTGGCGTGGGTCCCCAGTTGTAAAAATGACGACGATTGACCATTACTGGCGCAATTAAAGGTCACCAATTCTCTTGTATCCGACACGACCGCGTTCTCGATCAAAATGTCTGGGTACATCTTTTTTGATTGGTTAATCATTTGCGGTATGGCCTCTACCCATAAAATTTTGTGGGTTGGAAGATATTTTTTGTATTTTTCCAATTCCTCGCACAAGTGAGCGCCGACGTGTAATATGCCCTTAATCTGAATATTATACTTGGAAACCAAATAATCAAGGTCGATAAGCATTATATAACAAATTATAGGATGCTTCTGTTTATATTAGAATTGTTGTAATAATTATTTGTATTTACGCGTTCTCTTTCTTTTTTTGGATTTTTTTGTATTGTTGTGGCCTTTTTTCCCTTTGCGGGAAATTTTATTTTTTTTGTGTGATTTGTTGCGCTTTCCCCCGACTTTGGGTTGTGTTTGGGCAGCAGGAGCAGCCTCACCCTCGGTAGGAACCGCAGCAGGAGCAGCCTCTCCCTCGGTAGGAACCGCAGCAGGAGCAGCCTCTCCCTCGGTAGCAGCAGGAGCAGCCTCTTCGGCAGCAGCAGGAGCAGCCTCTTCGGCAGCAGCAGGAGCAGCCTCTTCAGCAGCAGGAGCAGCCTCTTCAGCAGCAGCAGGAGCAGCCTCTTCGGCAGCAGCAGGAGCAGCCTCTTCGGCAGCAGCAGGAGCAGCCTCTTCGGCAGCAGCAGGAGCAGCCTCTTCGGCAGCAGCAGGAGCAGCCTCTTCGGCAGCAGCAGGAACCGCCTCTTCAGCAGCAGGAGCAGCCTCTTCGGCAGCAGCAGGAACCGCCTCTTCAGCAGCAGGAGCAGCCTCTACGGCAGCTACAGGAGCAGCCTCTACGGCAGCCACAGGAGCAGACGCTTCGGCAGGAACGGCCTCAGCCACAGGAGCAGGAGCAGGAGCGGCCTCAACCTCGGCAGCAGGAGCAGACGCTTCGGCAGGAACGGCCTCAGCAGCAGGAGTAGCTGCCTTTTCGGCAATTTGTGTAGTCGTTTCGTTTTTCAACATGGCCAAAGAAGCAAGCGACGCATCGATTTCGTTGGAAGCCGCAATGGCAGTCTCCACCGCCGCACTCGCCGTCTTTTCCGCTGCTAACATTGCTTGTTTAGCTGCGGCCATTTCCTTTTCAATAATTTCAATATGCTGTATAGTTTTATCCATTATTTTTTATTCCGAAAAAAATCTATATATTATATTTATGTATTTTTTATTAAGGTCAGCCGCCCTTTCACTTTTTCCAACTTACCAACCACCAACAAATCCTCGTTCGTTTTCTTGGACCGCTTGTAACTTTCCAAGTCATACACAATACCCGATTCACGGTCCACCGCGTAATCGATCCCACTAATCGTCAATTTCGTCAATTTCAATTTCTCCGTGCGAATATTCAAATCATTCTTCTGGTGTTGATCCTCTTCTAAAGAAGGGAACGAACCAAAGTCGTTGGATGTGACCTTGCCATAACCGTAGCATACCAAGTTCTCCGACGCATTCGACGAGGCATAAATACTACAATCAATGGCACTTTCCTTGATGGATTTCAACAACTGTTGATTGATAGTGTCCTTGATACGCGCAATTTCGTATAAACTTTCGTCAGTAGTTAACGGGGTCTTTTTATCCAGTTTACTCACATCACTGATAAGCAATTCCTTGTTTTTATCGCTCACGCGCTGTTCTTCACTAAATGTACTCATGTAGAGAAAGACCTTGACCGTACGTAACGAGGGCTCCAAATCTTGATGACTACAAATACGTCTCGCACGACCAATGACCTGCTCCAACCGCACCATATGCCAGTAAGGTTCCACAATATGAACGAACCGCGTATTTTTAAGGTTGATACCCTCCGCACCTGACGAGGTAATCATCATGATTTTGACAATGTCTCCCATAAAATTGTTTGGCGCCGTTTTCTTGAGTTGGTCCGCCATAGCCGGGGGCAACACATTCCATTGACTGTTGTAAATGTTGCGCAAGATTTCGCGTTCTTCGGGTGTCTCTGTTCCCGTATACAGCAAGAATCGCGGCTTCTCCGGGTCTTCGGGAGGTACCAGTGACCATTCGTCTCCCTCACCCGTTTCGGTTTGTTTGGTGATTTTCAGCTGCTCAAATCCGTTGGCTTCTAAAATCAGCTTCAAGATTCCGATCCCTTCAATAGTACGGAATTGACTGTAAATGAGATGGAGCCCCATGTTCTCGGGATCTTTCAGGTTCTCCAATACCTGTAAAAATTTGGGACTGTAGGTTCGCAGCCCTTCGGCCGTTAAATACTCGTCGGAATGGTCCTGTAGGAATTGGAGGGCATATTGAATACGGTCCGCGTAGGTTTTAGGCGCGGCTTCGTCGTCGGATGCTTCGTCCCTTTTTAACACCACGAGTGGATCATCGCCACCTTCTTCCTGACCTTCTTCCTCGCCCTCCTCCGCATAAGGATCGGAGTCGCGTAATAGGCGCGCGGGAGTCGCATCCAACATGGCCTCGCTCACATCGTTCTCGCCTTGGCGCTCGGGCATGGGACGTCCCGGAGGTTTGGGGAAAACAAAATTACAGCAGGCCCTCGAAAAAATACGGTAAGTGGACGAAATCGTGTAGAGTTCTTCGGCGTTAGGCTTGGCACGACGGGCGTTCTTTTTCGATTTTTTTTCTTGTTCGCGTTCTTCCTTGCGTATCTTCGAGTAGTTTTCGAATTGGTAATCACTCATTTCGGATAACATGACATGTAACACAGTATTTGTAGGTTCTTCGACATCTTCGACCTCCACGAATGCCGGTAACAACTGTTCTTGCGCACTTCGGTAATAGGAAGTTAATCCCAAAATGCGGCGCTGAAACAGCCGCTTGTTTTTGATGGCAACTTCGTCTTCGTCCACAAACATATTCAAAAATGCGTCGGAGTCGTCGGGCAACGCCTTGTATAATTTTGTTTCGGTCGCGCCCTCCATGACGTCGATGCCGTTTTTCGATAAAATCGCGATGACCGTCTTTTCGAATTCCGCGTCACTCATGTTGCCGGTGGCGTCCAAGCGAACTCCAGCATACTTGTTAAATACGTCGCCCTCGCCGCCCAACACGTAGGGTAATTTATCGTAATCCAGACCGGCTACCCGCGTGCCATCTGCTTGTTGGTCAATCTCTTTTCTCAATTCCAGCGTATTGGTGTTGTTTTCCGCGATGATGTTCTCCGTATCGACCGAAATTACTTCCGGTTCTTTGCGGTTTTTTTTGGTTGTGCGCCGAGACATGTTTCCAACCTTGTCCGTTTTGTCCATTTTGTTCATTTTCTTGGTTACCGCTTTCTTCCCCCTTTTCCCACCCTTTTTCACGGCAGTTCTCCCCGGCTTGCGCGAATTGATGAAACCATAGGGATTACGAGTGATGGTCAATTTATTACCATTGTATTCAACATAATCAAAGGTGCGCAACCCGCCCTGGTCCAACATCTCCAACAGGGTATCACGCGTGACCTTTTGCGAGGATTTCACATTGAGATGAAAGATCCACGTTTTGATGTAACCCCGCAGAATATTGTAGAGAATGCCAATTTCGTTCGGATAATTGATGATGGGCGTACCGGTCAACAACACCACACGGCAATCGGTGGCTTTCATCAGGTAATCGTACAACATGTAGGAAATGGACCCCTTTTTCTTGATTTTGTTGACAATACGACTCACGAAATTATGGGCTTCGTCAATGAGAACCACCGAGTGATCAAAAGGGTTTTTGGTAAAATCGTCGGTCAATTCGCGCATTTTACGCATATTCATGCCGTTGTAATTCAAATCCACATATTTGTTACGTATCATGGCGTTCAATTGGTCGTCAATGGTTTTTTGGTCGTTTCCGGAGAGCTTGGCAAAATTCGACGGCTTTCGTATGTCGACCAACCAGGCCCCGCCCTGTTTTTCAATGTGTTCGGTGGGCAACGCTAGCGCACGGGACAAGAGTTGAATGTAATCAGGGTGACCCGCGGTGGACACGAATTCCCAATATTGGTCCTTTTTGAAAAGGGGGTCGCCGCATTTTTTCAATTCGGTGAAAAAATTCATTTTGAGCGACGCGGGGGTCATCACAAAAATGCGTTTGTCGGTTTTCATACCTTCCGCAATCGCAATACTGGTACACGATTTGCCACTTCCAAGCGAAAAATAGAGCAACAGGCCGCGGTAAGGGGTGTATAAGTTCAAATATTCGCGGGCAATCTTTTGGTGTGGAAGAAGACCAAAATCCTGGGTTTCGCCCATGTCACACGAGACCTTTTCGCGTTTTTCCATGAATTCTTGGCGTTCGGGTTCAAACATTTGCTGTAGTTTGGAGATGGCCAATTTGCGGTTGGTCATGTAGAAATTGGATACCCGTTTCACCGTTTTTTCCATGGGAGGCAGTCTTTCGGTAATTGTTTTGTTGTCAATGAGCGGCTCTTTGATGGGGAGTTTGGAGACGATTTTGATGCGCGGGGCACGCTTCGTAGGTGCCTTTTTAGGTTCCGGTTTTTCTGCTATGAGCTCTTCCTTAACAGGACTCATGATTTTGACGGTTTTTTGTGCGGGGGGTTTTTTACCCGATTCGGGCTCCGAGGGTTTCTTTTCCGCTTCGGTAACTTTAACCGCTTCGGTAACTTTAACCGCCTCGGCAACTTTAATCGCTTCGGGTTCTTCGTCACGATTAAAAAACACTATTTCGTCTGTTTTCTTGGGTTTTTTGAATTCACGTATACGTTTCAACACCAATTCTCGGTCAATGTTGGCCGTAGCGGACTTGTCAATAATGGTGGCTTTGCGCTTTTTTTCGGGTTTTTTAGACTCATCCTCATCTTCACCTTCAGCCTTATCTTCGCCACCATCTTCGTCTTTATCCTTATCCTCGTCCCCATCTTCATCCTCGCCCTTTTTGCGTTTCACCTCCTTTTTATCACCCGGCTTCTCTTCCTCTTCTTTCGCCCCGGGTTCCTCCGACACATTTTTTTCGTCGTGAATATTCACAATAATATCCTGTTTCTTCTTCGGGTTACGACGAACTTTATATTTTTCTTTGAATTGCTCTAAACTCGATATATTCATTTAGTAAACGTATATATATATATTAAAGTCATAAATTTCAGAATTTATCCAAAATACGAATCGCCGTCTCACAGGCAATTTGTTCCGCCTTTTTCTTAATTTTATGACAACCTTCCCCTAAAAAGATCAGCGCGTGATGATGTTGACACATGTACTGATGGATATCACCATAACACGAAAACGAGGAAATGGACACCGCGTCTTCCATTTTAGCCATATGAATGGGCTGACCTAAACACAAATACACCCCCATATGGTACCCAACTTCCAGTGAATGTGTCTCCATTTCCAGATAATGCGGCGTGACCTTGAATTCCTTCTGTATCTTCACTTGGAGAATGTTTTTGAAATTGTCGTCGTTTTGAATCAGCGAAATCCAGTCCACGTGTTTCTCAAACACATTTTCCACAAAGATTTGGACAAATTGGAACCCGGGACCCGTGACAAATGTGTTTTCAAACCAACCGCCCTCGTCCTTGACGGAAATTTTATTCAAATCTAGAAACATGGCTCCAATGAAGGCTTCAAACAGACACCCCAATTTTTTCAAATTCGTGCGCGTCTGTTTACTCTCGGCATGTTTAGATAGTATGTACCACCGGTGTAATCCCATTTCCATCGCCATTTTTCCGATGGACTCGTTCTTCACGAGTGCGATTTTCTTTTCCGTCATGAACCCCTCATTTTCTTTAGGAAAACGGCGGTACAAATAATATTTTGTGATACACTCGAGAATACCGTCTCCCACGAATTCCAACCGTTCATTGGATTTAGAATAGAGCGGAAGGCAGTCACCGGGACGCTCGACAATCGTAATATTGTTTTGTTGATTTTCGAGGTGGGGGCGCTTGATATAGGATTTGTGAATGAAGGCGCGTTTGTATAATTGGAAATTGTGGATGGGGACGTTGACCCCGTAGTTGCGCAAAATTTGTAGGATTTCTGCGGATTGGATCTCTTTATTTAGGGAATTGAAAGGATCGAACACGAGCGTTTCAATACCATGTGCGTTTCTTTCCACGCGGATATCGTCATCCGTAATTTGCGTATTCATGACTCTATTGGACAATATGAGAAGGTTTGTTTAAATTATTTTCAATTTTGTTTGTCCGCTTTCCGGATGTATATGTGTTCAATCTCTACTTCCCCTTCCCCGCCCTCCGCGTAAATAATATATTTGGTGTATATATAAACAGTTTTTAGCAAAAATGCCGATGGGAAATCCTTTCAGACGCACAAATAATGCAAAATTGACAAGCACCGCGCGTACGAACCAGAACCAGGGTGGTGGTCCCAAGAAGGCTGGCCAAGTCCCTACGGCTACCTTACCGGCGGCCAAGTGGTTGGGCTACAAGCACCGCGGCTTGCCTTTATCCAACGTTCGCATGGCGTTCACGGTCAATCCTCGCGTTCAGCCCAGCAAACCTATTAGTGGTAAACCTCAGAACTACTACGGTAAGTTTGATACTCTTTATTCTACTTAAGCGGTAAAATGATATAATAAGTATTGTTTAAGAATACTTATTATTCACAGGAGAACATGAAGCTGATAGTAGATGAACGAGAAACCCACATATACGAAAAAATACAACAATTGTTAACCGACCAGCCGGAGATACAAGGCACAGTAAAAGTCGTAAAAGAAGTATTACCTTTAGGCGATTTTATTATCAAAACCGACGATGACCGCACCGTCGCAATCGTGGAACGCAAATCGCTGACGGATTTGTTGGCCAGCATCAAAGACAGCCGTTACGAAGAACAGTCCTACCGGCTGGCCAACTCGGACGAGTTTTCACCGTCACAAGTCATCTACGTCATTGAAGGTGCGCTGAATACGTTGCGCACTCCCAAAGAGCGGCGTCTGGTGTATTCGGTGATAACGTCGCTCCATTTCTTCAAGGGGTTTCGTCCCATGAGAACCAGTTCGCATCAAGAAACCGCCGAATTACTGGTAGCGATGACGGACAAGATTGCGCGCAACCTCCAGAGAGGCGTACCCCTTTTCCGCGGAGAACCGGCCAATGTACCCTCTACCCACACCACCAATGAGGAGAGCCCGCGTCCCGCCGAACCCGCATATTGTAGTGTTGTGAAGAAAGTGAAAAAGGAGAACATTACACAGGAAAATATTGGCGAAATCATGTTGTGCCAAGTACCGGGTATTAGCGCGGTAACTGCCGTAGCCATTATGAAACATTTCACGTCGTTTTATCATTTATTGGAATCGTGTAAGAACGACCCTAAATGTCTGGAGAACATGAAGTACGAAAGCGGCGGAAAAATGCGCAAAATCAGTAAAAGCAGCATCGCCAGTATTTACAAGTTTTTCTTGACCCCTAACCTTGACGCGAGTGGATAATGTTCGGGGGGTCCGCAATCACCTCGCTGTAGACCCCGGGGAAAAACTGCGTGTTGCCACTTCGGGACGTGTTGGCGGGATACACATTGTTCTCCACATATTTACCCGATTCCACCACCGCCTGAGAGAACTCTACGCCGCCCCAGTTGGGGTCCATGGGATTGTCGCTCATACCGCTTGCGCCTGTAGAGTAGTGAACTTCGTCCAACTGAGAATACACCCCCTGCTGTAATCCGTAGGGATCGAACCCCGGATAATTGTTGGCGTTGAAGGGCGTCTGGGCACGATTCGAATCGACGATGGGCACCGCCGGAGGGAACGCCATGGGCGTCGCACCGATGAGCGTGCTGACCGGGGTTCCGACCGTGATAGGCGGCATACCGCCTTGGGTATCAAACGGCCCGGGACGGGCACGGTACACGTCGTTACCTTGCGCATCGTTCTCCTTCTGTAAATATAACATGGGGCACGTCGAACCCGCCGCTTTTTGCGCATTGAAATATTGCGTGTATTCATCTAAACTGTTGAATTGAATGGGTATTTCGTCGTGCGTGTTGGTGTTGTTGTAAAGCAGCAACACATTGCCATTGCGAATCAAAACGTTGGGGCATTTGGCCGTTTTGTTTTCCTTATTCTGTAAATTCTCCTTGGGCTTCATGACGCGGTCCATGGGAACGGCCACAAATTGGATCCGTTGCGTGGAGTAAACATATAGACCGGACAAGAATGCCAATATAAAAAATATGATGATGACCGAACGTTTCAGTTTCATGTATAATTTGCCTATATAATTATACATGAAATTATTGTGGCTATCAACCTTTGATGGTTCTCCGTTTCTTTTTCTTGTTGGTTCGTGTGTTCGGTTTACGCACGTTGCCCATCATGAACCAGCGCTCCATGGGTTCGGGTTCGCGTTCTCCGTTGTAGTAAGAAATTTTGCCATCCTGTATTTTGAACAGGGTCGGGTACCCCGAATGCTCCACTGACTGATTGTCTAAATAATCGGCATTTTTCTCGTTAAATTCCCGCAACAAGTCCATCTTGCTCTCTTCAAAGGGCGCAAACAGGGGGTCGTAATATTTATTTTTTGCGACCTTGGCGTGGATATTTTTATACATTTGTGCCCATTTGGGTTTCAGTGCGGTACAGTGCCCGCACCAATTGGCGTATACGAGTCCACACACGATTTTCTTACCGCGGCGACCTTTGGCCTGGGGAATAACGATACATTTCCGCTCAAAGGTAAACATCTTGTCTTCGTTCTCCATCGATGCTGCGGGCGATGATCGACGCATGATTCCGAATAAATCCATGATGCCAATTATATACTATAACTACACAATTATATGTGTTCCGACAAACAGGCAATTCGGGACGTTGTCATTCGCTGTCGCATACTCCAAAAAATTGATTGCGAAAAACCCAATCATCCTACAAACCAATCTAAACACATCCCGCTATTTATGTAAATATGACAAGCAACATCGGACCATCTCCTTCGTTGTTAGGAGATTGTATTTCGTCGTCGCTACGAAAAAATACTCCAGATGCTACGCCGAAAAAACGCATTGTAAAAACCCTAAAATCCAAATCGTTTCGTTTGTTCGATTTCAATATTTACGACGAGTTCCCGAGTAAAGTTCTCAGCCGGGAAAACAATTCGGGAAGCGATTCGGACGATCACCGACGTACCAAGGAGGTCCGCAAATTCGTGATCCAAATGTTTGGTATCAACGAGGAGGGCAAAACCTGCTGTCTCTATTTGACGGACTATCAACCCTTCTTCTTCGTGAAAGTGGCCGACGGATGGTCTGAAAGTGAGGCACGCGCACTCTTAAAAGAGTTACAAGAAAAGTCGGCGTTTCACGGCAAATCCGTGTTAGATGTTGAGATACAAAAACACAAACAGCTTTATGGATTCAGCGCCGGTAAGCAACACAAATTTGCCAAAATCGTGTTTGAAAATTCGGCCGCCATGAATAAAGTGAAGAATTTGTGGTATACGGAAAAAAACGGCGAAAGGATGCGGAAACCGTTCATCTTCCGAGGACAGCGGCTGGAATTGTACGAGAGCAACATTCCCCCCATTTTGCGGTATTTCCACATTCACAACATAAGCCCGTCGGGATGGGTCCAAATTCAGCTGAACCGTACCACGCCACCTCAACAAAAAACCACGACGTGCGACTTCGAGTACATATGCGACATTGCGTCTATCCAACCCATGCCCGAAAAAGAGACTCGAGTACCTTACAAGATTTGTAGTTTTGATATTGAGGCGAGCAGCAGTCACGGCGATTTCCCGGTTCCCATCAAATCTTACAAACGCCTGGCTTCGAATCTGGTGGATCTGTTTCATAGGAAACCCGTCGTTACGGCCAAGGAGAACCAGACCACGTTTGACCGCGCCATGTATACGGCGTTTGGCCAAGATACGTTACCGGATGTGGATCTGGTGTATCCCAAATTCGCGCCGTCCAACGATGAACTGAAACACATGATCCACAAGATTGCCAAGACTGCCGTAGAAGACGCGAAGAAAATATCCAACGAAGAAACGGACAAGGTTCTCACTATCGACAGCATGTTTGAGAAGACGCTTCGCGAACAACAGGGAGAATTCGGCGAAGACGGTAACAGCGACAACGAGGACAATGCGAATGACGGTGTTGTCCCCCAAAAACCCTCGCGTCGGGTAACCTCGACCAAAAAGCCGCAAAATACCACGACCATCCTGGACGTGTTGACGCATCCAGATTATGAACGGGACGAAAAGATTCAAATCGCCAACGACCTTCTTACCCGTATATTTCCCCGGTTGGAAGGCGACAAGGTCACTTTCATTGGTTCCACCTTTATGAAATATGGTGAGCCGCGTCCCTACCTCAACCACTGCTTGGTTCTCGGCACGTGCGACGACATCAACGGTGTGACAATAGACACAACACAGACCGAACGGGACCTCCTCATTCAGTGGTCGCAGCTCATCCAAAAGGAGAATCCCGACATTATCATCGGATACAACATTTTCGGGTTTGATTACGAGTTTATGTTTCGCCGGGCCCAGGAGAATCATTGCGAGCGCGAATTCCTGATGCTGTCGCGTAACAAGGAGGAGGTCTGCGCAAAGCTTACCAATTGCGATTACCAGATTGAAAATACCAAGGTCGTGTTGGCCAGCGGCGAGTACGATTTGCGCTACTACAAGACCGCGGGTAGACTCCAGATTGATATGTATACCTATTTTCGCCGCGACTTCAATCTGCCCTCGTATAAATTGGACGACGTTGCGGGTCAGTACATCAGCGACGACATCAAAAAGGTGGTTTTCGGGGATGATGACCGCAAAGGCCCCACGACCCATCTCTACAGTCAGAATTTGACGGGGGTCCACGTCCACGATTACATTCACATCGAGTTGACGGGGTTCACGTCGGACTATTACCAAAACGGCAAAAAGTTCAAAGTCGTCGACATCATCATGGGTGTCGAATGCGAGGGTGCGAACTACAATGTGATTGTGATTGATGGCCACCACGACATTCCTATCGGTAAATTCGGCATCAAATGGGGCGTGGCCAAAGACGATGTATCACCCCAAGACATTTTCCGGCTGACCAACGGTACCGCGACGGACCGGGCCGTGGTGGCAAAATACTGTATTCAGGATTGTAACTTGGTTCACCATCTCATGAACAAAATCGACGTGATCACGGGTTATGTCGAGATGTCGAGGATTTGTAGCGTCCCGATCAGTTTCCTGGTATTTCGCGGTCAGGGCATCAAGCTCACCAGTTTCGTAGCCAAGAAATGCCGGGAAAAGGGGACGCTCATGCCCGATTTGGAAAAAACGACCAACAACGACGGATATGAGGGGGCGATTGTGTTGCCACCCAAATGTTCGATGTATATGGACAACCCCGTCGCGTGCGTGGATTATTCGTCCCTGTACCCCTCGTCCATGATCAGCAACAATTTGTCGCACGACAGCAAGGTGTGGACGAAAGAGTACGATCTGTCGGGGAATTTGATACGCACCACGGGTGAAAAAGATTACGACGGCAATTTCATTTACGACAATTTGCCGGGGCATCAGTACGTGGACGTGGAATTCGACACCTTCAAGTATGTGAGAAAACATCCCAAGGCCATGGCGGAGAAAATCAAGTCGGGCACGAAAGTGTGCCGTTGGGCACAGCTTCCCGACAACCAAAAGTCCATCATGCCGTCCATCCTGGAAGAACTGTTGAAAGCGCGGTCCGACACGCGGAAAATGATCAAAACGGAAAAGGATCCCTTCATGCAAAACATTTTGGACAAGCGCCAGCTCGGTTACAAGGTCACGGCCAATTCGCTGTATGGTCAGTGTGGGGCGAAAACCTCGACGTTTTACGAGCAGGACGTGGCGGCGTCCACGACTGCGACGGGCCGTCTCATGATTACTTACGCGAAGCGCATCATCGAGGAGGTGTATCAAGACCGCGAATACGCGACGGAAGCGCACGGCACGGTATTGACCAAGGCCGAGTATATATACGGCGACACGGACTCAGTATTCTTCACCTTCAACCTTCAGGATCCCCAAACGGGTGAACCCATCCGCGGAAAGAAAGCGTTGGAAATCACGATTGAGATCGCGCAAGACGCCGCGCACCTGTGTACCGATTACCTCAAACCGCCGATGGAACTCAGTTACGAGAAAACCCTCATGCCCTTTATCATCCTTTCGAAAAAACGTTACGTGGGTATGCTTTATGAGACCAACCCCAACAAGGGGAAACTGAAGTACATGGGCCTCTCCATCAAGCGCCGCGACTCGTGCGACTACTTGAAAGACACGTACGGGGGTATCCTCAACATTCTCATGAAAGAAAACGACATTCGGAAAGCCACGGAATATTTAGACAAAGCGCTGAATCAACTGGTGGAGGGCCAAGTACCGATGGATAAACTCATGATTACTCGCGCACTGCGTAGCGATTACAAGAACCCTCAGACGATTGCGCACAAAGTCTTGGCGGATCGGATTGGGCAACGCGATCCGGGGAACAAACCCAAACCGGGTGACCGCATGAAATTCGTGTTTATTCATTCTCCCGGTAACACGAAAAAACTCCTTTTAGGCGAACGGATCGAGACCCCGGAATATATTTTAGCGAACAATTTGAAAATCGATTACACGTATTATATTACGAACCAGCTGATGAAACCCCTACAGCAGTTGTTTGGACTGGCCGTGGAAAAAATCTGGGAATATCAGAAGAAGCCCGGGGCGATCAAAACTTACCGAAAAGATTTAGCGCAGTTGGAACGGGACTTTGGCGACAATTATGAATTGTTGACAAAACGGAAGGAAAAATACTGTTCGTTAAAAGTCAAGGTCCTATTATTTGACAAAATTCTCAATAAAATTAGTAACGAACGAAATCGGACGCACATGATTACGGATTTTTACGGGGTAAAATAAATAGCGACGGAAGGATTTCATTGTAACAATAAACTTTTTTATCC